ATTCAATATGCTGCATATGATGTTATAGCTTTAGAAGAAGTAATGAATAAGCAAATAGAGGAGCTTAAAAGACTAGATTTAATGCCTGTAGCTGATTTAGAGTTTAAATGTTCTAGAGTATTTGCAGAAATGGAGTATAGAGGAATGGTTTTAGATGTTAATAAATGGATTACTCAGGCAAATAGAAGGGAAAAAGAAGCTTACAAGTATAAAGATGTGCTAAATAACTATGTTAAAGAAGAGTGGGCTAATAATGGCAAATTTGATAGATTTATAGATAAGCAATTAAAGTTATTTGATACTGACTTTGAAGCTACTATAAACTGGTCTTCTTCTGCTCAAGTATTAAGTATTCTAAGAGAAGCTGGTCTTAAAACTGATTCTGTTAATGAAAAAATAATAGAAAAGTATAAGACTAAAATTCCTTTGGTAAGTTTATATCTTGATTTTAAGGAAAACCAAACAGCTATTAGCAAATTTGGTAAAGATTACTTAAAATGGGTTAACCCTAAAACAAATGCTATACACACTTCTTATTGGCAAATATTAGCTACTGGTAGAGTATCTTCAGGTATGAAAGATGAGGCTCCTAATATGCAGCAATTGCCAGCTTCTAATGAAGTTAGAAACTGTTTTGTAGCTAGAGAAGGTTATTCTTTTGTTGACTGTGATTACTCAGCTATGGAATTAGTTATAGCTGGCTATGTAAGTAAAGAAGATTCTTGGGTAGAAGCTTTTGACAATGGTTATGACTTACACTCTGTAGTAGCAGAAGCTGTTTACAAAGATAAATGGAAAGATGCTACAGAAGAAAACTGTTTATATCAAGAATGTAAACAGAAATGTGAGTGTAAAGGTCATAAAGGTATGAGAACTAAAATTAAAACTCTCAATTACCTAGCTCTATATGGCGGTGGTCCTCAGAAGCTTAGTGACTCTATTAATATTCCTTTGTCTGAAGCTAAAGGTATTATATCTACTTACTTTAAAGGATTACCTAAACTCACAGGTTTTCTTAATATGTTAAAAACTTATGGTAAACAAAACTTATGTATTAGAACCAAGCCTCCATATAGAAGAATAAGATTTTTTGAAAATCCTTATGATGATTTTGCTACTATTGCTAAAATTGAAAGACAAAGTGGTAACACTTATATCCAAGGTACAGGAGCTAATATAACTAAGCTCTCTATGATTAAAATGGATGAAATGAGACAAAAACTTGGATTAGATGTACATTTTGTTATGCAGTTGCATGATGCAGTAGTATGTGAAGTTAAAGATGAAATAGCTGAACAATGGCTTGAAATACAAAAACATTGTATGGTAGAGGCATTTGAAGAAGTTATAGGTTATCCTATTGGAGTAGATGGCTATGTAGAAAAATTTTGGAAAAAATAAATTATGGAAGTAAACACAAAAAGAAATGAAGTACAGAAATTAGCAATTCAAGCTTTTAAAGAATGTAGGGAAGGTATCTTACATATAGCTATGGGTGTAGGTAAAACTAAAATTGGTATTGATATATCTAAGGACTATCAAAAAGTTTTAATCGTAGCTCCTTATGTAGCTTTGCTAGAATCCTGGAAAGAAGAATATAGGAAGTGGAATGTTTCAGACCTTAATGTAGCATACACTACAACAGCTTCTTTAAAGAAATACAAGGATTTAGAATTTGATTTAATTATATTAGATGAGATTCATTTGTTTTCTTTTAATCAGTTAGAAAAAATACCTAAAGGTAAAAGACTAGGATTATCAGGAACCATTAGTTTAGATACAGCCAAGTACATTAAAGAAACTATAGGATTGTCAGTTGTATTTAACTACAACCTAGAAGCTGCTATCAAAGATAAGGTAATTGCAGATTACAGAATTAAGATAGTAGATGTGTTCTTAGATGATACTGAAAAGTACATACAAGCAGGTACTAAGAAAAAACCTTTCCTGACTACCGAAAGAAAGCAGTATGACTACCTTACTTCTAACTTTAACAAGCTTAAATTTGCTGAATGGGGTAGTATAGGAGAACAAGCTAAGAAATTAAGACTAGCTAAGATGCAAGTAGCTTCTAAAAGAGCTAAACTTATATACTCTTGTAAAAGTAAGCTTAAGGCTGCTAAAGAAGTTATTGAAAAGTTTAATGATGATAGGATTCTTATATTTAGCACATTAACAGAATCTGCTAATTATTTATCAGAATTTACTCATCACTCTAAATCTAGAATTACTTCTTTACAAAAGTTTTCTGAAGGGAAGATAGATAAACTTGCTGTAGTTAACATGGTTAACGTAGGCCTTAATATTAAGCCTTTACATAAAGCTGTAGTACATCAACTTCAAAGCTCTCCAGAAACTGCTAAACAAAGGATAGGGAGACTTCTTAGATTAGAATATGATAATCCTGGAAAAGTAGGAGAGATATGGATAATCAGAGCTATGAATACTATTGATGAACAGTGGGTAAAAAGTGCTTTAACCGATATACCTTCCTCTAAGATAGAGTATATTCATTACAACAATTTAAAACATTATGGTGATAACCAAACTTCAGCAGAAAACTGAAGTTTTAACCGATAGAGAAGTTTTATTCTTTTATAAAATAGCAGAACTTGAGCTTGCTAAAGAAGACTTGAACAAGCCTGAGAAGTATGTGGAAGTGATTAACAAACTTGCACATCCTAAAATAACCAGTGTTAGTCAAGTACTAGGAGTAATACCTAAGTTCATAGTCCAGCTTGAAAAAGAAGACTTCTATTTAATTTATAAACATTTAGGATTGATATGAAAGATGTGATAGGATTTGGAGTTTTTGTTATGTTAGTTATGATATTTTATATTATATTAACTATACACTCTGTTCAAATTATAGATACAGGAGAAGAAATAAAACTTGTATGGGTACAAGAATGTGTAGATTCTGATTTAATACCTTATACAGTTATAAAAAGCATAGTTTTATGGAAGAGAAAGAAGTAGTAGATTTATTAAATAGTCTTCAACAACAAGGCTTTATTAAAATACTAAATTGGCAAAACAAAGAGCTTATTCTACTGCCTAAGCTTGTTTCTAAGTTATATAATCCTATTGCAGATTGGATTGATGACTATAGAGCATTATTCAAAGGGAAGAAGCCTGGAGCCATGGGTAGTAAAGAAGCTTGTGTTAAAAAGATGGAAGAGTTATTTAGTAGAAGACCTGATTTAACTAAAGAAAAAGTACTAGCTGCTACACAAAATTACATAAATGCTGAATCTTTAAATAGATGGAAGTATATGATGCAAGCAGATTACTTTATTTCTAAAAATCAAGGTCATACTAAAGACGGTAGAATTTCTAAACTAGAAGCTTTTTGCGATGACTTAGGAGATGACTTAGATACTAACAATAATTCTTTTATGCATGATATTTAATAGAGCTTTAGCTAAGATTAAAGACAACATGCATAATGATATTAACTGTATACCTTGGGGATTAGAAAGATTTGAAAATGTTGTACCTGGTATTATGCAGAAAAAATACTACTTAGTAACTGCAAATTCAGGTGTAGGCAAAACTCAATTTACAGATTCTTATTTTATGTATAGACCGCTAGACTTTGTACTTAATAATGAAACAGATATTAAGTTAAAAGTTTTCTACTATTCTCTAGAAATAGATAAAGAATCTAAAATTATACAAGGTATTGCTAAAAAGATTTATATGGATAAAGGTCTTGTTATACCACATAACAAGATATTATCTATGAATAAACACAGAATATCTGAAGAAGAGTTTAAAATTATATCTGAAACTAAAGATTACTTTGAAAAACTTGAAGATTACGTGTATATCTATGATGATGTTATAAATCCGTATGGTATTTTTAAACAGTTAGTAGATTATGCAAAAAGTCATGGTACTCTGCATACAAAGAAAATTACTAAGAAGATTAAAAATGAAGTTTCTGGTAAAATTGTAGAAGAAGAACTAGAGCTTTTTGATTACTACGAGCCTTTTAACCCTAAAGAATATGTTGTTATTATAGTAGACCATGCTGCATTACTAAATCCAGAAAAAGGTTTAAGCACTAAACTTACTATAGAGAAACATAGTAACAACATGGTTAAGCTAAGAAATATGTTTGGTTATATACCTGTATTAGTACAACAGCAAGCTGCTGCTATGGAAGAATTAGACAGCTATAAAGGACAAACTCTAGAATCAAAGCTTATACCTAGTTTATATGGCTTAGGAGAGACCAAATTAACAGGTAGGGATTGTGATATAGCATTAGGTGTTTTTAGTCCAGCTAGGTATGAATTAGACGCTTTTAGGGGCTATAATATATCTCTTCTTCAAGACAACTTTCGTTCTTTGCATGTTCTTAAATATCGTAGTGGTTCTCCTAATGGAGTAGTAGGTTTATATTTTAATGGCGCAGTCAATTACTTTGAAGAATTACCTAAACCTCAATCTACTGAATTACAGGAGATTTATAACTACGTAAAACATAACAAATAAACCAATATCAATTTATGAGTACACTAGTAGGCATTGTAGGCCAAAGTGGAAGTGGTAAATCTACTTCTATTGAACCATTAAACCCTAAAGAAACAGTAATTATTAATGTTTCTAACAAACCTTTACCTTTTAGAGGATGGAAATCTAACTATATCTCTAAAAAGCTATCTGAAGGAGGTAATTATGTAGTTACAGATTCTGCTGCTACTGTTATTACTGCTTTAGAATACATTAGTAAAAGTAGACCTGAGATTAAGCATATTGTTATTGATGATTCTCAATATCTTATGTCTTTTGAGTTTATGGCTAAAGCTACAGAAAAAGGCTACGATAAATTTACAAACATTGCTAAAAATACTTTTGATGTTTTAAACGTAGCTAGAAGTCTTAGAGATGATTTAATTGTATTTAGTCTTTATCATGAAGAAGAAATAACAGATAACTTCTCTAAGAGACGGAAAATCAAGACAATAGGTGAATAATTTGCCTGTAGCCATTTAATTGCTGGAACACCTTTAGAGCTTTACATACTACAACGTAATTTGAAAAAATAAGCGTGAAAGTTTAAAAAATGTAAAGATTAGGCAATCAGCAGCGAAGCTTCTTAAATGAAGAACGTTCAACGACTATCCCTTATGGGAGTACAGAAATAATTGATAACTATTTTTGGAAACAGTGGCTATTTTTGTATTTTTAGATGCATGGACAAGCTTGTAAAGATATATGCTCTAATAGACCCTACAACTAAAGAAATTAGATATGTAGGTAAAACAATTCAAAAGATTGAATATAGGCTTTCTTCCCATATAGCAGAAGCTAAAAGAAATAAATCTAAAAGCTATAAAAATTCTTGGATTATTAGTCTACTAAATCAAGGATTACAGCCTGAAATTAAACTTATAGCTGAAACTTTAGACAATTGGGTAGAATTAGAGCAATATTGGATAAATTACTATCCTAATTTGACTAATCATTCAATAGGAGGAGAAGCTGGAGGTTTAGGTGTAGTTCAATCTAAAGAAACTGTAGAAAAGAGAATTAAAAGTATAAAGGAAGGTATAGCTTGCGGAAAAATATCTTATTTAGAAAGGTCAAAGAAGATATCCAAAGCTCATAAAGGAAAAGTACTTAAAGAATCTACAAAAGAAAAATTACGCCAAATAAATCTAGGAAAAACCTATTCTTTAGAAACTAGACTAAAAAAGTCTAAAGGAGGAGTTTTGCAATATGATTTAGAAGGTAACTTAGTAGCTGAGTACTTAACTTTAACCGAAGCATCTGAAAAAACAAAATTTCTTAAAGGTAATATATCTTCTGCATGTTTAGGAAGACTAAAAACTTATAAGGGTTTTGTTTGGAAATACAAAAATAAAGATATAGTCTATTCTTAGTAGAAATACTAAGGTATTAAGTAATTGTGTTATCGACAATTCTTAAAAGCTTAATACAAAATAAAGAAATTATTAGATGATAAAATCACTCTAGAAGGTCTATTTACTATCGTTCTTTTTACAGAAATAGTAAGAGGAGAAGACAACACTACTAATTACTATTTCGCCACACAAACTGATGGCGCTTCTACAGCTAAAAGTCCTAAAGGAATGTTTGAAGAAAAACTTATTCCTAATGATTTAAAAACTGTAGCAGAAGCTATTAATTCTTATTACCAATAACCCCTTTTATTAACAATTAAACATTTAACAAATGTCTGACAAAACACAAGTTCCAGTAAGCACCCGTGAATTAAAAATCTGGTATTCCATTGATGGAAAATCTGCTGATGAAATTGCAGAAGTTATCTCTGAAAAACATGGAGTAGCATGTGCTGGTGATGATGTAGTAGCACTACTTAAAGAAAGAAAAGTACAAACTAGAGCTATTAGACGCTCTGAGAAGTCTTTTGTTTTTGTAGACCCTGATAATCAAGTTATGGAAGAAAGCCCTGTAGAAGATAATCACGCTAGTAATGAGCATTCTCTAGAAGGCACTCCCTTTGAAAACTTTGAAAACTCTGCTGAAAACTCTATCTAATTTAGTAACCTCATAATCTATAATAATATATGTTTAACTTAAATGATGCATCTTATGATGCAAAAACTGTATCTATCTTCAACAATGGTGAAGCTGGTCTTGTTAGAAATGTAAAACTTTCTAAGATTGAGCCTAAAACTGATGCTAATAGTAATGGCCCTGACTACAAGCTTTTCTTCCAAGATGGAGCAGGTAATGAAATTAACATGGGCCTATGGTATCTTGACCAAAACAAAGATACTTTTGCTAAAGACCTTGAAAAACAAGGTAAAACTCTTAAGCATTTAGTTCATTGTTTTTGTGGAGAGAGCTTCAACATCCCAGCCTTCAATAGCACTAAAGAGCTATTGGATGGTTGTTTAAATCTAATTCTACCTAAAGTTGGTTCAATAATGGTGAGGTTGTATTGTACTTATGGTACTACTCAGTATCCTAAGAAATACATTCAAGTGAGAGGATATGTTCCTTTTATTGAGCCTGAATTTGTTCCTGTAGCAGACACTAGACTCAAGCCTAGCAACATTGACCAACTTACTAGAATTGAAGAAGATACACCTTCTGCTGGTTCTTATACAGCAGATAGTGATATAATCTAAGCAGAGGTTTTGTAAATTAGGGGGCTTAAAAGCCCCCTTATTTATTATGATAAATCTTAATAAGCTTGATTACGACTTACTATCTTCGGAACTGATATTAGAAAAAATATCAGAGTATCAAATATTTGCATATTATATACCAGGGCTAGAATTGAATACTTCATTTACTAGTCCTTTAAGGAATGATGATATTCCATCATTTAGTGTATTCTATGCATCTAAATTAGGCAAGATTTTGTTTAGAGATTTTGCAACTAAAGAAAAAGGTGATTGTTTTGTTTTTGTATCTAAGCTTTTTGGCTTAAATTATTATCAAAGTCTGCAAAAAGTAGCATTTGATTTTGGATTAGTAAAAGAAGGATTTAGTAGTGATAAGGTTAAAAAAGAACTGCCAAAAAACAAAGAATACAAAAAATACTCTTCAACAGTACATCTAGGAATAAAAAGCATAGACTTTACACCTAAAGACTTAAGGTTTTGGTCTAGCTTTGGTATAAGCAAATCTACTTTAGAGAAATATAATGTTAGCAGTTGCTCACATATATTTATAAATGACTATATTATAAAAGTAGATAATTATAAAAGTCCTGCTTATGCTTACTTAGAATACAAAGATGAAAAGTTCACTTATAAAATTTATCAACCTTTTGAAAAGAAAAGAAGATTTATATCTAATGTAGATAAATCTGTATGGCAAGGATGGAGACAAATGTCTGATACAGGAGAAGTCTTAATAATTACTAAGTCATTGAAAGATGTGATGGCTATTGCTGAAGTAAGTAGTATAAATTCTGTATCTTTACAAGCAGAAACTACTGAGCCTAAGCCTCATATCATTAGTCAGTTAAAGCAAAGGTTTAATAAAATCTATTTGCTTTATGATAATGATTTTAACAAAGAAGTAAACAGAGGAAGAATATATGGAAAGGAAATAGCTTCTACTTTTAAAATCAAACAAATTGAAATACCTGACGAATATAAATCTAAAGATTTTTCAGATTTAGTTAAAAATCATGGAAAACAAACAGCCAAACAAACTCTCATTAATCTTTTAAACCCTTAATTTTTATTACTATGCGTACTATTCGTGTAATTTCACCACAATCTACCTCTGCTAGAACTTTTGAATCTGAAGCTACCTCTTGGGGAGACCTCCGAGAAGAACTATCTGAAACCTATTCAGGTATTTCAGATATGAAAGCTATTGTAAGAGAGAATAGAAACACTTTGGAATCTGATAGTGCTTCTTTACCTGAAGGTAATTTTACTATCATTCTTAGTATGAAGAAAATTGCATCTGGTAATCATACTAGATACACTGATTCCCAAATCAAGGAACTTCGCACTAAGTTACTAAACCTTTTAGAGGATGTACTTTCAGAAACTGAAGCTTCTTTACCAGACCAAGAATTGTCTGAAGAAGAGCTAGAAGATTTGGAAAACCTTCGTTCTGAAGGATTAGCCTAATTTTCAGTTTTTTAACCTAAAGAGGGTAGTCAATAGGCTACCCTCTTTTATTTTATAACAGTAGTTTATGACAGAATTAGAATTTGATTTAGCAAATTATAAGCCTACTACAGTACTTGCTAAGGAAAAAGCAGTATCTGTTGTAACAGTAGAAACTCTAGAACAAGACCTGCAAACAGTTATTATACCTTTAGTTTTTAACAACCCACAAGATTTTATTATCTATGATGCTGTTAAAGACTATATTGTTACATTAAGACGTGATACTACTTTTTACTTTAATAGTAACGCGCTAACAGTAAGAGACTTTCAAATATATGAAGGCTACGTATTACCTTGTGAAACTAAAGACCTTTTTAAAAAAAATATAAAGTTAGAAAAATTTAATAATTGGTTTGAAAGAAGTTCATTTAAATCTAGTTATGAAAAGTTAATAGATATAACAAGAGCTGCTGAAAGTATTTATGGTGAAGATAATGTTGATTTAAAACTTGAGTCATTATTTGAAATAAAGTTAATAATACGCTATCCTAGTTTATTTGTAGAAGATAGTGAGGAGAACTCTGAATATATTAAGGATTCTTATATATGTTACTCTTTTGGAGTGTCTGAGTTTGATTTTTTAAAGATAAAATCTGACATTAGGATGTTTACTTCTCATGGTACTTTTAACCAAGCTGGCCATGGATACATACATTCTCATGCTCCTACTAAAACTCTTAGCGAATTTTTTAAAGAAAGGTATTTATGTCTAGGAGCTACAGACTTAAATTGTTTATTAGATGAGTTAGAAAGTAAAGGTGACATATCCACTATTGAAACAGAAATCTTTGAAACCCTATTCTACCAAGTAAACGAATTACTAGTCTGGGAATCTGAAGAAGGAGGTCCTTATATCAATCTAGAAGAATTATCCACTATTGGTAACAATTATGTAAAACTTCCACAGGAAAACGAATTTACTAGTTCTGATGAAGAAACCTTTGTACATAAATGTCTTGAAAATATAGACTTACTAGATTTTTTAGGTGTTGACCTAGGTTCTAAAAGCGCTTTTAGTCATTTAACGACTTATGATAAATATCGGATAGCTCAAATATTTTCTCATCTTACTGATATTAAGACTAGTTTTTACGATGAGATTGATGGTGAATACAAAAAAGCTGATATATTAAACCATGAAGCCAATCTTTTTACAATAGCTAATTCTATTAAACCCTATCCAACCTTTAGACATAAACCCATAAATTACATTATTGAATATGATGAATCCTACAAATGTAGTGAAGAACTACTCCCCCCAAAACCCTTCATTAATAGACTACTCAGAGGCTTATCAACCTCCTTACAGAGTCTCCATAGTGAAAAACTCACTGAATGTAAAACTCTCTCAAGAGATATTAGCGAAAATTTGGTATTTGTGTAAAAGCGTTAATGATGTAGAATGGTCAGGTATTATTTTTTGCAAAACTGAAGGGCATCCTATAGACCTTTCTACTTTTAAGTTAGAGCCTATAGACATTCTTCCAATGCATAAAGGAGAACCTTCATACACAGAGTTTGAAGTAGATGAATCTATTATTGATGCTTACGATAATAACCCTGTTTTAGAAGATTGTAAAATGGGTATTATTCATTCACATATAGATATGAATGTGTTCTTTAGTGGTACAGATACTTCTACTTTACATAAGTATGCAGCTTTATCCAACTTCTGTATTTCTATCATTGTTAATAATGCTGGAGACATTACAGGTAAGGTAGCTTACTTGGTAAAAAATAAAACCAAATCCTACCTTTCTGAATATATGAATGAAGAAGGTGATTGGATTAGCTCTAATTTAGAAGAAAAAGAAGAAGAAAACAATGTAATTGTAGAAGTGCCTCTTACTTTTTCCTTTGAATTAGATAATCTATTTAATGATAGAGTAGAAACCATCATTAAAAAAGCAAAAGAAGAGCAGAAAAAAGCAACTGGATTTATGCAGGACGGCTCTTACAAGAATACATATTCTTATAAACCTTTTACACATCCTTCTGTAAAATCTGAAGGTTCTGCTGACACCAAACCTAAGTATAGTAGATACCTGTTATTAAATTTCCTATGTAAAATTCTAGAAAATGACCCTTACAGCTTAAATAGTGGAATTGTACAAGCTTTAGATAAATTTTATAAAGGTGTTTTAGGAAAAGGAACTTGTACGGTAGAAAATATACCAAACTGGGTTGCTTCAAAACTTAAAAATGAAGGAGGAGTAAGATACTTTCCTACTGTAATACCTTCATCAGAAGAAGAAGCTTTTATAGAAGAAGCTATGGACCTATTAGTAGAATTAAGTATAGATAATCCTAAAAATTCAGCTATCTTAAAAGCAGATAAAGAAGATGTTTTGTCAGAATTATACGAAGGCTTAAGTAACCTCTATTATGATGGTTTTGAAGATGAAGATGATGATTATGACTTTAATCAAGTGTATTAATTAAATAACTAAAAAATGCAAAATTCTTTTAACTCTCGTTTTAAGGATGCTGCATGGTTACCTGTTGCCCAGTCCCTCGATGTTACTATCGGAGGGGCTGGGGGTATAGGTTCCATTGTAGCATTTCTTATGTCTAGAATAGGTCCCCAGTCTATATCTCTATATGACAATGATACAGTAAATAGACATAATTTATCTAATCAGCTTTTTAGTAAAACTGATATGAACAAGCCCAAAGTAGAGGCAATAGTAAATCTTTGTAACAACTACTCACGTTATCATATAAGAGGTATTGAAGATTTGTTTACTTCTAGTTCTCCTTCTACTCCAGTAATGTTTAGTTGCTTTGATAATATGGAAGCTAGAGAACAAATGTTTGAAGTCTTTAAACAAAATTACGCTAAACATCAAGAAGAAGGTAAACCTCCAATATTTATAGATGGTAGACTGACAGCAGAACAGTTTTATGTCTATGCAGTTACTCCAGATAGAATAGAAGACTATCAAAAAACTCTTTTTCCTAGCACCGAAGCTGCTGATTTACCTTGTGGCTTTAAAGGTACAACACATAATAGCTTTATGATTGGTTCTAAAATGGTAGCTTTATTTACAAATCACTGTTTTAACCTAAGTGTAGGGGAAAATATTAGGGATGTACCTTTTAGTTTAGAAAATGAAATTTTTAACATGTTAGAAACTGTAACACTATGATAAATATTCTTTATAGTAATGCAAGGAATTTTGATTTTACTCCTGAATATAAGATTAGGGATGACTTGGATAAAATTATATATACGCAAGAGTATATAAATAAACAAAATATTCAAAAAATTGTACAATTAGAAAGTGATTTAAGATTAGCAACTGTTCTAAAGCAAATTAAATTACCTGACCAAACATGTGTAAATTTTTCAATTGGTCTTGAAACAACCTTGTCTTCTGAAGCTCTTAAAGAAAAAGTTATAAGCGCTGTTAGAGCTAATATAAACACTTTAATTAAACCAAGTTTAGTTTTTAGACAAATACTTCCGACATCTACCTCTACTAGCAATAACAAATCATTAGAAGGTTTGGCTAATCCTTTTTTAGCTTTTAGAACAGGGAATTTCTTAAAATATGGTAGTATAATGCATCATGTAGGGAGAGTTCCTATAGCAGCTCTTACTATAGATAGAAGATACTTACAACTACCTTTTATTTATTTCCTAGTTCAACATTATATAGGAAAACAAAAAATGGAAGAACTAGATTTAGGTTTGGACAAGCTTTTATCTATACCAAAACTTTTTAAGTTAGAGGTAAATAATAAAATTCTTTTAAATGAGAGTGGGGCTTTAACAGACTTTGGCTATGACAAAATAGCATGGAACTATGACAAAATAGCATGGAAGATTGTAAAAGAAGCTCAAACACTAAATCTAGAAATTGAAGGTAGAGATGATATGGATATGGAAAACTATATTACTAGGATTGATTATAATATTACAGAACAGGATTTCATATCTTATATTAAAACTTTAGATTATGAGGAGGTATTAAATGCATAAGTTTTTTATACCAGGAAATGTACCATCATTAAAAAACTCTAAAGTAAAAACCTCAAGAGGGATTTTCCCTTCTAAAACAGTTGTAAGCTACTTAAAAGACCTAGGTATTAGAAGATACTCTGTCAGAGACAAAGTAGTAGAAGAATATGTTAGAAGGGAAAACCTTTTTAAGAAATACTTGGCTACTTTTCCTAAAGAGTTAGAATATCCTATACATATGGGTTTTCATTTTATTAGAAAGTCTAAAAGAGATTTTGACTTCAATAATGCTACTCAAATAATTCAGGATTTACTAGTAGCTCATGATTATATAGAAGACGATTCTATGAGGTTTTTACTACCTTATCCCCTACAAATTGATAATTTGTACTATTCTATAAATCCTAAAAATCCAGGAGTAATTTTAAAAGTTGATTATGACAGAAGATAAAGTAATACCTCCGTGTCCTGACCTTAGTAAAAAAAGAAGGCATGTTTTAAATGATAAAACTATCATTTATTTCAGTAAAAACCTCTCGCTAAAAGAGATAAAGGAAAGAATCAAACTGTATGAGAAGAATGCAGAAAAGGCTACTAACACAGTAACAATATTTAGAAATGAATAACATTATTTCAGACAAAATTGACCATTTAAGTTTTAGTAAACTAGCTTTACTGGATAGAAGTCCTAAAGACTTCTATAAAAAATATATTGAAGGAGAAGAAGTTATTGCAAATACTCATGCAGTTAATATAGGTTCTTTAATAGACTGTTTGCTTACTGAACCTGATAACCTTTACAACATTTTTAAGGTAGTTAATTATAGCGAGCCTACAGGTTTAATGCAGGATTATACTAATGCTTTTATAGTACACTATAAAAACCTTTTATCTAATAAGCCTGATACATTAAGTGATAGTGAAAAGCAGCTTGTAGCACATGAAAAAGCTTATGCTAATAACATTTTTAAAATCAGTATAGAAAAGGTTATAGAAAGGTTTAACAAAGAGGCTAGAGACTATGCATCATCTGTAGTAACTGCTGGAGACAAGGTAATTGTAACTACTGAAGACTTTTTAAAAGCTAGTGCTTGTGCTAATGCTCTTTTAAATAATAAGTTTACTAAAGAGTTTCTTAGTAATTATATTGTAGGAAACAAAGAGAAGTTATACCAGTTAAATGATACATTTGAAATATTAGATGGTGGTAGTCCTATTACTTTTAAAGTTAAGCTTGACTTAGTTATCGTAGACCATGATAATAAGACTATTCAACCTTTGGATATTAAGACTACAGGTAGCAGCCCTTATGCTTTTACAAAGTCTATGTATTCTTATAGGTATGACATTCAAGGAGCTTTGTACTCTCACTACATTAATCATATTTTTAAAGCTAGAAAAGGTCTAGAAGACTATAAAGTTCTTGACTTTAAGTTTATCGTAGTAAATGTATACTATCCTAAAAATCCTTTAATATGGAAGCTTAGCTATAATGATAATAGGGCTGCCTTTGCAGGTAAACTAGCAGGCTATACTAGAGCTGGTATTTGGGAATTAATTAATGACTTACATTGGCATCTAGAAAATGATTTGTGGGACTACAGTAGAGAGCTTTACGAGACTAATGGTGTACTAGAAACTAAAATGCATAATGAGCCAGAAAGAGCAGAAAAATAAGTGCTCTTTTCTTATTCTACCTATGCTAGGCTACAATAAAGACTTTTTTGGATGGTCTAAAAATTTAGTAAATTGTTTTATTAAAGATTTGAATTATCCAGAATATGATAATCACATAATTCTTAAGTATGAGTATCCTAAAGTGCTAAACGAAAAAGACATACAGGATATGGTTACTCAAGAAGCTAATCTCAATGAGTTAAGTGATTTTCTTGTTAAGAGGTATGAACCTTCAGTAAACAGCTCTGTGTTTATTTATCTAGTTCCTAAAGAGCATCAAAGTGATTATGATTGGTTTAGATATGGTAAATACTCTAAGTTGTCTCCTAAATTTAAAGAGCAGATATTAAGTTTTCATCAAGGTACTAACATAAAAGGTATTATAGGAGTTCTTTCTAGGAATCAAGTAATGCTAAAGAATTTACATAAAAACTTAGGTTGTATGAGTGAATCATGTAAATGTAAGCACTACAACTATACATCTTGTAATAAGTTTAAAGACTATACATTTGATTTTGATAAATCAGAAATATGGTCTATTCCTGGAGAAGAAGAAATTTTATATACTTCTATAGAAGAACCTGGAGCCTTTAGAATAGAATGAGAAAAGAAACTACTGAACAACTAGGTGATTGGTATCAGAGGTTCCCTAAATTATGGGAATCCTCTGGTGTCAATCAGATTGTAAAAACCATTAGTACAGAATATCAAAAATATGTCATATATCCTGAGCCTAAACAAATATCT